GTCTGCTTCCTGCTCTGCACCTGCTGCATTTGTAGCATATGAATAGTGATAGAAGCCATAAGGCATACCAACGTTTTGACAGCCTGATAGATTATTATAAAACTGCTTATCGATTTGGTTCGGGTCTTTAATACCATAGCCTGTACGTATCATAGCACCGACCACACCTGCATTTTTTACTTTTTCCCAGTTAATGTTTCCTTGATGTTCACTTACATCGATTACTGATAGTTGCATATTTTTACTCCTCCTTATGCTGTTCTTTTCCACATGTAGCATGTGATGTATGGCTGTAAGTTGTTATGTGCTTGTCCGCCGCCTGTGGAGGCTGACATAACCTGTGCCGTATATTGCTTATTAAACGTCCATCCCGGATGATATCCTCCATTCGGATTGTCTACGCCTTCGTTTACAGCGTTTAAATCGTGGTCGTGGTTAGGAATTTCTTGCACAGTTAACGTATGTGTCTTTGCACCGCCTGTTTTCTCTACTGTCTTAAAGTCGGTATCCGAAGTGTTTACCCCGACCGGTACACGTCCGCTACCCCACGCAACCCATGTTCCGCCGTATAGGTTGCCTGGATTCGTTGGGTTTACGGATAGATATATATCACCTACTGGATGTGCTGCTAAAAAAATTGCACTTATTCCAATGTCCGCCGCTGTAATTGTGATATTGCCTGTTAACGCCTTTCCGTTTATCGTTCGGCTTGTAGGTACTGCGCCTACATCGGCTGCGGTCGGCATTTGTATTAATTTACCGCTGCCGTCCAGTCCTGCGATACCGTTTGGATGATTTTTCTGCGTATTGATAGTGTCTATAGCTGCCTGCTCTGCAATTTCTTCCGCAGTTCCCGCCGCGTCTTCTGCCTTTTTCACCGCTGCATCTATCTCTTGGTTAAAGCCTGTCATAGCGGTATTGAAATTTTCCGTTACACCTTGAATAGTTTGGCTTCCTTCCGCCTTTATTTGTTCAATCAGAGTTTCCGCACTTTGTTTTAATGCATCTATTTCTTGTTCTTTATCTTTCAAAAATTGTTCTACATACTCTAAGGAACCGTCTGCTTTGCTTAATGCCTCTATCAATGCAGTAAATTCATTTGTGCTTTCTATAGCTTCATCCGCATTGGCGGCATTTTTTATCTTGAGACAGATACCGGTTATTTTTAATCGTGTTTTATCGCTTCCAATAATATGTATTTCAAAGTCTTTTACTGTACCTGCCGCAATGCTCATCTGTGATGTTAAAGACACATTTATTTTTCCGTTAGGTGCATCTACCACACTGCAAGAATTAAAAATAATTTTTCCGTCAGGTTTGGTCATGTACACCATAACCGTTTTTTCCGTAAGATTAAAAAAGCTACCTTTATCCGTAATCGTAATTTCTAAAAAGCGGCTGTTAATTTCACCTTGTAGGGCGGTCACGACGGTTTCTGGCATCTGATGCCAAACATCTAAAGTTATATTGTATTTGGTCACTGTTTCACCTTCTTTTCTTTTTTTATTTCAAGCGGTTTTTGCTCAGTAGCCACTAACTTTTGCTTTTCTTTTAAAGAATTTACATATTGTCTCTTTTCCTCAATAGATAATGTATCTTGATATAAATTGTTATTAATTGCGCGTGTTTTTCTTACTTTCACACCTTGCAACTCTTTCACTTGTGCAGATAACTCTTGCACAGCTTTTATAAGATATGGGACAAGTTCAATTGTTTTTAAGCTGTAATGTCCGTCATCAGCATTAATATCCACTAGTGAAGGTTCCACCTGCTCTACCTGCTGTGCTATCAATCCTATTTTTTGATGTTCTCCACTTTCAATCCAGTCAAACTTTTTGCACTCAAGTGCATTGATAACATTAAGTCCATAGACATCAGTATTTCGTATATTCGTTTTCAATCGAACATCTGATTGGTTTAGTATTGAGTGTCCGTGCATGTCTAAACTGCGATAATAATCGATATTTCCGTCTGCATTAAACCGAGCTATAGTATCATCTGTACCGCCTGTTTTTTTGCAAATCGCAAAACCATTGGTAGTGCGAATCCCTCCACCATTACTGTAAGACACTGTTTCCGTGGTTCCGGCTTTATCCAATACAAAGTAATACGAATTACTATAAAGATTGCACCCGAGTTGAAGCCCGGGAGAGTACCCTATATCTCCACGTGGTGTATAAATAAATTGAACCGTATATTCGCTGCTTCCAGCTTTACGATACCCCCATGTCAGATAGTCACCTTCGGTCTCAAGATTAAAAGCGATACCCTTTTTACTCGGGTCAGGTTTCCATTGAGAACGTCCCATATAACCGATATATCTATTTCCATCATAAAAACCTTGTCCACTTGAGTTTAACACCATCAATTTATTATTGCTTGCGTCAAAAACTGTCATATTCGCGCCGTCTAAGTTGAAAATTAATCTTCCGTTTCTACTGATAAGTGAACCGGATTTCACAATCCCTGCACTTAAGCTTCCGGTTGTAATAAAATCGGCACAAATTCGTCCATCTGCTGTAATTGCTGCTTGCCCGTATGGTCCGTTGTAGCCATATTTCGAGTGCGCCAATCCAGATAAGTTCCAACGCCAAATGTTGCGAGCTGTTGAAATGCTATCTTTATCCATAATCAGGATTTCTCTAGGCTTTTCTTTGGGATTTAAAACTACATTTCCGCCCGTCTGCCCTGTTATAGCATCTGTTACACGGTCAAACTCTTGTTTTAATTCCGATGTTTCCGTTTTTACTGTATTAATAATCGGTTTACTTGAGTTACTATTAGACGCCCCTATTATTGGAAGGACACTACCTAGAGTAATATTAAGATAACGTTGTGAAATCGCATCATATTGATATGACACCACTCTTGATGTTAAGTTGATGTTTAGTTTTGGATGATACACAGTAACAGTATCACCTAAATATACACTTTCCAAAACTTCTATATTTTTATATTCTTCGGTGTTTTGTAGTGCAATAAAATCCACTTGCCCGCTTACAGTTGGTTTATCTAGCCCATTGTCATACTCTGCCTTTGCTGCATTTCTTAGCATGCTATACGCTTGTTCTTGCGTTACATCATCAGATATACTAATATCCGTATAGTGAATTCGTTTGGTTCTCACATTTGCATAGTTACTAATTAGATGGCTGTCAATGTACTTCTCAGGTAACTTTAACACACCGTTACTTTCCTTCACACCCGTGGGCATGATTCGTGTAATAACTTCACTCATATCTATTGTTAAGTCAAGACCCGTTAAGTTCTTGCCATAGCGGATTGTAACACCTCTATCAGAACCCACCCGCGACCAAATATTTACCGTATAATATGACCTTTCCAATTCTCCTCCCCAACGGTTTATAAAGGAGTTATCAGCGCCGATTAACGCATTTATAGGGTTTGTCATCTCGTAGTAGGATGTAGCTAAATTATCTATATCGCAAGAACCTTTAAATTTTGTATTTTTCAAGATAAGACTTAAAGCCAGTGACCCGTTACAATCGGTCGGTCTTGTATCTTCTATGAAGTCGGTTAGCATGTCGTAACTGATATGCCTTGCATTGACTATCTTAGTACCATTTAAAGTGGTATTGATTGAATAAACACGAAAAATATCTGTTCCCGTTGGAACCGGAACCTTTATAATGCTTTCCTCTTCCACCATAGTTTCAGATTGTTGCAAAGTTAGCTGTATACTATAGTCACCGTTCAATTCCTCTGTCACAATACATTCTAAAGGTTTTAATATACAAATACCGTTATTATTAAAGGTTGTGCATTTCTTATCATATAAATTAATCATTATACCCACCTCCAATTCGGCTCAATTTCCACTTTGGAAGCGTTTCCGGTCCATGAAATAGTATTTTCCCCTACTTTAAAAATAGGAAATTCACCATTCATATTTTGGTTCATTAAAACCGCACCGTTATATGCATTTTGCATTTCACTATCAATAACTACTTTATCTGTAATGCCCTTTAATATAATTCCTTTACCATTGATATTTAAAGTAATATCTCCTGTACCGTAAACTGTAATTTTAGGTTCACTTTCATATGTACCATAATTAAATATTTTGCTGTTATTCGTTGCAATAAAATTTTGCGGTTGTGTTTCATATCCAAATGGCTGCACTTCAAATTGAACGATAAACCTTCTCCACAGCCTGATAATCTGCGAAAATTCGATTGCATTAGCCACTCTCGCTTTATATTTTCTATGCAACTCATCACTTAAAGTAAGCCAACTTATCCCCTTAAAAACGGAACAAATTTTATCAAGTTTGCTAAGGTCAAGTGCGGTAAATTCAACTGACTGTGTATATGGCTCGAAAGTACCGTCAGTTTCCGTAAGCACTCCATGCCTACCCGACACAGCTGTTGTTGTATATCTTTGTTGCGGGCTTACTTTTGCTGGCAACATTTCAATATGAAGATTCAGCTCTCTGGAATCAACTCCATTAAAAATGACATAATAACTCATTAAGTTAACCCCCTCGCAAGATTCGCATTGCGTGCATAAAAGTCAAGTTCTTGAGCGAAAGATTGTACATCGCCAGGGCGATTGTTGACAAACTTATCAATTTGAATAACAAAAGTAGGAGATATTTGAGTTGATGAAACTGTTTTGGTATTAACCGATTTCGGAACATCAACAGAAAGTTTAAGAGTTTTATCAAGATTGTTTATCCCTCTTAGTTTTGATTGTATGTTTTCAATGCGAGGTGAAATTGATTCTGTTGAAAAATCTTTTATAGAATCACCCCAATTTTCTTTTATCAAATTTCCCATTCTCTTAACAGACTGAGCCGCTTTAACAGTATTTCTTTTTATTCCGATAACAAAACCTTCAACGAAGAAATTTGCGGATTTTTCACTTTCTCTTGATGGTGAATGTTCGTCCAAAGCAACATTTAACCCTCTTCTGGATTCCAATCCTAATCCGTACCCAGCATTAAATCCGAGTTGTAAATTTTCTTTACTAAACATTGGGCGTACAAATCCAAGAATAAAGTTATTTCCAGAACTGGTTGTATCTACCGAACCAAAACCATCGTTACCTCTTCCAGCTACCGCTTTAGCTCTGTTATACGCACTGGTTTTGTTCGTTTCGCTATCAATCGTAATTAATCCAGAATCAATAAATGACTGCATTTGTAGCCTTATGCTAGGGTTACTTTCTGAAATAGCTGAAATAATAGAACCTAATATTTTCTTTTGATTTTCTGCGGCTTCAGGCGTTGCATTTCTTAAAACCATTTGCTGCACTTCGGTAATCTTTTTCATCTTCTCTTCCACAGGAAGTTCTGAATCAGCTATTGCTGTTATAATGGAAATCATATTCTCTTGCATAGCTAAATCCGTAGCAACTTTGCCATTGGTAATCCCTTCACTACCTCTGGTCATCAATTGTTCGAATGAAATTTGAAATTGCTCACCGTTAGAATCAATCAAACTAATAGTATCTACCATGCTATTTGCTAAAATATCTCTACTTTGTTTGGTTTGCTGGATTGTAGATTCCAACGCATCTCTTTGTGATTGTTCCGTTGTTTCATTTAGCCTATCCTGAAGCACTTTAATAGTATTATCAAAGTCAGCAAGTGATTCTTGCGTACTTTTCTTTCGTATGTTTCCGCTTTCATCTACTGTATATTGGAAGTTAGAAATCATATTTTTCATCTCTTCTACACTTCCAGAAGTAGCAATCTGCATTGTGTAGCTAGCATTAGACACGTCTGATGCGTATTTGTTTAAAATATCACCGGTTTTTTCAACTTCCTCTCTGGTAGCATAAAAATTAGCTTTTACATGTTCATCTGCTTCATATATAGCTTCACCATTTACTTTTGCAGCAGTATCTATAAGTTTAACTTGCCCATCAATTACTTGTTCTACATACCTACTGTTAAGTTCTTCCATTCGTGCAAGTGCATCATCATGGTCTTTTCGAGCCTTATCGATATTTTCTTGAGCAATTCTTCCTGATTCTTGATACGCTTCTGCTAAAGCTGTAGCTTGCTTCTTTATGAATACTTCATCTAGTTTTCTTCCTAGCTCATCGTATTTATCAATAGTTCCATCAACAATATCAAATTCAATTCCAGATGCTTCGGTTAATTTTTCAGTTATAGCTTCCGCTCTTTCCAGATAACCGTCCTTGACCTTTCCGTTTGCATCTACTAAAGTGTCTAACTCTCTTTTCAAAACTCTGGCGTTATCAATATCAGCCATTTGAGCTTCATATGTATTTTGTGCTTCCCTGTAGTTATCCGCTCTCGCTTGAGTTTCTTTATTAATCTGTTCGATTAATTTTTGATGTTCCGAAGCTTCACCGCCCAAAGCAAAAGCTAAACCTGCAATCGCTCCTGTAAAAATTCCTACTGCTGTTATTACTGCACCGATAGGATTTTCTTGCATTGCTAAGTTCCACAGTTTTTGAGCATCTTTCACTTTCTTGAGTGTTGTTGTTAAATCCCCAACCATTGTGGATAAAGATTTTACAATTTTAACCCCCGCGAACGCTGTTCCCGCCGCTACCAGTATAGGAACTAGTGGTTTAACCACTTTACTTAACCCTTCAAACGCCTTTGATAAAGCTGGTAACACCGATTTAGCAATATTTAATATTACTCTTACAAAATTTTCAAAAATAGGCTTCAGTGAATCGAATACTTTTTTTACAATTTCCGCTATCGTTTTAAACACAGACATAATATCGTCACCAAGCTCTTTGACGCTTCTTCCGATATCACTGCTAAGCAAACTTGACGAAAGAGCTGCTATCATATCTACTCCAACATCAAACAAACTCGGAATTACTTTTACTAGCCCTTCAATAAGTGATTTTCCTATATTAACTGCCGCATCTGCTATTTTCCCAGAATTATTTTGTATTCCTGATAAAAAAGATTGCAGCATTTCTATTGCGACATCTATCATTTTCGGAGCGTTTTCCGCTGCTTTTGTCACCATATCAGCAAACACCGAACCGAATTCACTGATTAATCCGGATAACCCATTTTTTTCAAACGCTTTAGTTAGCCGTTCTACCATGCCAGTGGCTGTTTGTGTTATATCCTTTAACGGGTTATTAACACTTTCATAAAAAGCAATACCTAAAGTTTCACAGGCACCCCCAAGCTGTTCAACACTGCCTTTCAAGTTATCCTGCATAATTTTTGCAGTCCGGTCAGCCGCACCAGCACAATTATTAATTTGCTCTGTCAAACTGTTGAATTCTTCATCGCTTGCGTTAACGATTGCAAGAAGTCCTGACATTGCTTCTTTTCCTGCGATACCTGCAGCATACTCCGCTTTCTGGGCTTCAGTCAAACCGCTAAAGCTATCGCGCATTTCTACTAAGAGTTGATTAAAAGGTTTAACGTTCCCCTGAGTATCCGTAATTGATAAATTCAATTGCTGCATATAGCCAGCCATTTGATTTGTCGGTTTAGCTAAGTTGGTTAACATCGTTCTAAGAGCTGTACCCGCCTGCTCTCCTTTAATAGATCGGTTCGCCATTAAACCAATCGCTACACCAACATCCTCAACACTATATTGCAAAGCTCCCGCTACAGGAGCAACATATTTAAACGTTTCTCCCAATGCCGCAACATTAGTATTAGATTTTGTTGCTGTTATCGCTAGCACGTCCGCAAAATGTGAAGCATCTTTTGCTTGTAATCCAAACGCTGTTAACGAATCCGTCACGATATCAGAAGTTAACGCCAATTCTTCCCCAGAAGCAGCTGCTAATGACATCACACCTGCAATACCGTCAAGCATTTCCTGCGGTTCCCAACCTGCTTGCGCCATATATTTGAAAGCTTCCGCTGATTCTGATGCTGAAAACTTTGTTTCAGCTCCCATTTCTTTAGCTTTATCTGTTAACTTTTCCATTTCTTCCGCAGTTGCCTGTGAAATAGCCTTTACCTCAGACATTCCAGCTTCAAATTCTGCGCCTACTTTGATTCCCAAGCCACCTAATGCACCTAATGCTCCACCAATTACTGCTGTAACTTTGGCAAATTTAGTGATACCCCCTCCCACTTTAGATGTTAACTTACCCCAGTCGTGGGAGGATTTTTCAGCTTTTTCCCCTGCTTCTTTTGCCGCTTTGCCTGCTTTTTTAGCATCAACCGTGAATTCTTCAAGTTCCTTCTCTGTATCATTAATAGCTTTTTTAGTTTTATTTAAATCTGTTTCAGTTCTATTAATAGAACTTTGCCAGTCTTTTATTGCGTTTTCCGCACTGTTATACCCACGTTCAGCACGTTTTAATTCGTCTTTAATTGAGGCTATTTTTTTCTCTTGTTCAGATAACTCCTCTTTTGTGGTGGATGAACTCTTTTTCATTTCTTCCATTGCCTTTTCGGCTTCACTTAAAGAGTTCTTTAACTTTTCAACATCAGTTCCGTACTTTGCGTAATTTTTTTGCGCATGTTCAAGTGCAGATTTCAACGCTTCCACTTTGCTTTTTTGAGTATCGTACTGATTTGAAAGAATTTTTAACTTGTTATTTAATAATTCGGTACTTTTTCCGTTTGCTTCAAATTCACTTTTATTTTTTTCTAAAGCTGATTTTAAAACTGTTAAATCTTTATTAATGCTGCTAATCGCTGATTTAAATTCTTTTTCACCGTCAAGGGCAATACCAGCCCCAATCTTTGCTTTGCCTGCCATATATCACATCCCTTTCAGGCATAAAAAAAGCGCTTACATTTCCGTAAACGCTCAAATATCTCAATATTTAAATCTAAATACTATATCCTAATTTAAAATATAACAAAAAGATCTACATTTTAATCACCCTCCTAAAAGAACGGATAAAGGAACCTCTTCTTCTTTTTCCTTTTTATATCCGTTCCATTCACAATATTCTTCAAAAACACATGCCAACTTTCTTAATGTCATGTGCCAAAACTCTTCTTCCGAATAACCAAGCAGAATTCTCGCTCTATAATACCAAGCGTTAATATCTATGATTATTCGGCTTTCCCGTTTTTTTCAGAATCCTTTTCATCTCCATCTGGTAATGAAACGCCCATCACTTTCGCAATGCAAAGCATGATTTCATTAACATTATCAGTATGAATTTTTCTGCCAACTTGAGCTTCTGTTAATAATTCCCATTGTTCTTGATGATTTTCGTTGTGCATTTCTGCTGCTTCGTTTAACAACGTACACAACAACCAGATCTGATTTTTAGCTTTATCCATACCATTAAAACAAGTATCAATATCACCGTACTTTTCTTGAATCGCCGCGATAATATTAAAATTTAACATCAATTGATACGTTTTACCGTCAAACTCAAAAGGAACAGTTTTTTCTTTTACATTGCACTTCATTAAAAATTAACCTCCAATACCAGGTGTAAATTTTGCTTTAATATAATCTAAAGCTTCCTTTTCTGTTTCAAATATTTCCATGTATCTCCAAAAACCTGCATTATCAGCCATGCCTTTACCTGTAATTGTAGGTGTGTTCCAAGTGATACTATCACCCTTGGTTGTGCATTTTTCAGCTGGTGGTGTAAATTTTACTTTTGGAATCCATACCGCAACATATGTGGTAATATTATTCACCATTTCACCTTTCACAAAACCAAAACCAACATATTTAGCGACATCGTTAACATTCGCTTTAATTTCCTTATTCTCTTTTTCAACTGTTTGTCCAAAAAGCATGGAAAACGCTTCTATAGGTAAGGTTGTAGTATTAAGGGTAACATCCAAATCTTTAAATTCTTTTGCATATTCTGACAAACCATTATTACCATATAACGGTGATTCAGAAAAGTTCGGGGTTATCTCAACATCAATCATTTTTCCAATTTCTAAACCTTGTTCGTATGTAGCTGCAGCAGACTCCGGTTCTGTTTTAATAGCCGCTGCATAAGGGTACGCCACTTTATATTGTGCCATAATTAATAATCCTCCATTTGTGTTTCAGCTGCTCCTTCAATCATTACTTCAATAACGGTATGAAAGAGCTTTGTTGTTTCTTCGTAAATTTCTGTTGTTGACAAGTATGTAAATCCTGCTTGTCTCAGTTTTTTGCGTATCTTTTTAGCAGTTGATTTTGGGTTGTTGGGCGTAAAAAAATGGACTTGCACGTATGCAATGTCCATAAGTTCTTCATTATTTCCAAAAAATGACGGTCGGTTATCACTATCATTAAAGGTTATATATTCTGTTTCGTTTCCCACGTATCTCATCCACTGCACCGGTATGCCTATATCGGATAGCGCAGTCATGATTAACGGATTTGTATTCATTGTTTTTCAACCTCTCTGTTAAAAACTTCCTGCATTTTATTTAGTACTTCCGATTCTGCATCGTTTACAGCAGACTGTAAAAACGGAGTTGGTGGTTGTTTTGAGGTTCCAAATTCCAAAGCAAGCATTTTCTGATAATTGCGGTAACCTTCCGTAGAATATCCGCCTTTTTTTCTTGCCCTTTTATACACCTTACCTTTTGCAACACCTGTAGCAGTAACATATCCGTAGTATCCGCCACCTTTTACCGGCTTTGCTTTCTTTGCTTTTATTGAGTTGATAAGTTCGCCGGTATCTTTATGCCTTAATAGCTTTCTTTTCATAGATTCCTCTAGTATCGGGGCAGCTTCATCAATCATCTTAGGCGCAATTTCGTCAAATTTTGCACCTAGATTTTCAAGTTGTTTTTGAAAGTCATCAGCCCATATGATTTCAAAGTTTGCCATTGGCTTCACCTTTAACAATCGCTTTGATTTTTATAACTTTATTGCTGTATTGCACAGAATCAATAAAGGTAATGTCATATGGAACATTTTTAAATAAAATGCGATAATCTTTGGTGTTTAACTCACTTACTTTCTCACAATATCTTATTTCTAAAACAACTGTTTGTTCTGCGTTGACCGCCATAGCTTCCCAAAACTCGCCACCACTCAGATTGTTGACATACGCCCAACACGAATAATAATCTTTCCATTGTTGAGAGGTTAAGCCGTCAGAATCCGTTTCAACAACATACTTTTGAAATGTAATTCTTTGCTTCATTTTGGAAGTATTCATATATCAGTCCTCCAATTGAAGTTGCAAAACCATACTTCTAAGTGAATATTGTACTTTTTCGTTGGCTTGTAGCACGGTATATACACGGTTTTCATATAAGGTAGAAACAATATTTAACAAAAGAAGTTTCATTCGTGCAGAACTTTCTTTGTACTGACCAACCGCATCAGCAATATATTCTTCCGCCGCTGCTATTTCCAGTGTAATTAAACTGTCATCGTCATCAAAATCAACCTTTAAAAAGTTTTTAACCTCTTCTAAAGTCATGCTTTTAACCTTTATTTGCTGCTAACGCTCGCAGCCGCAGGAGTTGTATCAAATTCGCCGTAAATATAGCATTTATCAGATTTATCGCATTGAACTACGTCAATGAATTCAATTAAACGAGCAATAGTTGTATTACTCATAAATCCTGCCTCTGATGAAGTCGCAAAAGCTACTTGGCCGTTCAAATCTACAAATTTTACTGCTTCTGATAAATTACCATAAAAAATCGGTGCCTTTTTCTCGTTGTTAGGCAACATTGCATCAGAAAAAACATGAATAACTTGACCATTAAACAGCTTCTGTGTTGGGTTTGCTGGGTTTGGTTGCAAAATCGGTCTACCTGTTTCATCCAATGCGCTATCCATGTAGTCAAAACCAGTTTGATTTGTTACGATGCAAGATCCAAAAAGCACAGCAGGGTCTAAATCTACATTGATAGAAGATTTCAAAGCCTTCCAATCTTTCAGAGCTTTTGCAGATTTATTAGATTTCAGTACTGTAATAATCATTTTATTTTCTGTAATTACTGCTTTTTTTGCAAAAACTTCTACGATGTAGGCAATCAGCGCATTATCTGTTAGTTTTAGCAATGTATTAGATAGCTTAATAAATGCAGCTTTTTCTTTTAGTGAGAAAGAAACATTTTTAAATTTAATATCATTGGAATCTTGACCGTCTGTACCATCTGCAAAATCCACTAATTCGGAAACAGTTTCAAAATCTTCAACAGGAAAAGAACCAGTTAGTGCCGATGTTGGGATATAACCTATAACTTCACGTAAACTTCTGTACTGTCTGATTTTCTTACGAATCAATGTGCTAATATCTTCCGGTAAAATATAGCTTTCACCATGTTCACCAGTAGTATGTTCTGTAGAAGGTAACAACAAAGCATTTTCTGCTTCCGTTAACGGAGCACCGGTTACTTTTTTAATCATGGCACGGATAGCACTTGCATTTTCTTTTGTTTTATCCGCTGTCATGCCTTCCTTTTTGCCTTTTGCTTCTTTGTTTAAAATTTCTGCTTCTTCTTTGTCAAGCTGCTCTTGTAGAGAAATCGCTTCTTTCAAAATTTTAGCCTCTTCCATTTTCGCTTTCGCTTCATCTACTTTTTTAGCATTCAAAAGTGTTTGGGCATCTTCCTTCAAAACTTCGAGTTGATTTTTTAGTTCATCAATTTTTTTCATTCTTCTAATTCCTACTTTCTTGTAAAAAAATTACAAGCCGAGTAAATCTAACTCGACTTGCAACAATTCAATGTTATTTTCTTTGTCTGGTTTTGGTGAAAAATTCGGAACATGGTTATATTTGTCAAAGTAATCCGATTCACAAGCAACAATTTCTTTACATTCTTCTACTTCTATATCAAAGTATTCTGCTGCTTGTTTTCCGGTCAACCATGTTTCCTTGTTCACCATCTCTTCTATTGCTTCTTTGGAAACATTTTCTTTCACATGCTCCATATATACATTCATAATAGATTCTTGACATACATCTAAAGAATCAGCACATTTTCTTAATTCGTCTGCACTTCCATATGCATAACTCCAAGGTTTATGTATCATAAATTGCGCATTTGACGGAATCACTACTTTGTCCCCCGATAAAGCAATGACACTTGCGATGCTTGCGGCGATACCGTCCACATAGACTGTTTTTTCGCCTGGATAACGTTTCAAGATGTTGTATATAGCTAAACCACCATGAACGGAACCACCACCACTGTTAACATAAATGTCAATTGCTTGATAACTATCCAATTCAGCTAAAAAATCCACAATATCTTGTGGACACTTGTCCTCTTCATACCAATACGATTGCCAGCTATCAGAAACGATGTCACCATAAAAATATAACTCCGCTTTGTTTTCTCCCACAGAGTTAAATTTTAATGTGCCTTTATTTTCTTTTTGCTTTGTTTTGCTGTTTTTTTGAGTAAATGTATAAATTTTATTCATTGTTATCACCCCCTTTCTCTGTATATTGCTTACCTAATTCAGAAAGAGGGATACTTGCGCCGTTACCGATAATCAAGCGGTCAGTTCCTTCCTCAAAAGTCAAATTTTCTTTTTCTCTCGCTTCTGAAATTTTTAAGAAACCATTATTAATTCCAATTTGGTGTGCTTGATATCTTGTTAAAATATCACTTCTCAAAATCGCATCTACATTGAATCTAAAATATTTTCCACTGCTTCTCTGCTGCATCGTAAGAAGCTTATAATCCATTTCCTGTTCGTAGCTGGTAACAACATTTTGAAGTGTATCTGAGTAAAACGCCCTGTTTTGCTGTTCTATATTATTGTATGTGGATTTTTCCATATCGTTTAACTGAAAGCCTTTCACACCAAAAGCATTCGCTATTTGGCGAGTGGTTAACCCTTGCAATTCAAAAAATTGATTATTCACAAGCTTTGTTTCCAGTTGTTCCACTTTAAAATCAGTTGGAATTGGGATTACTTTGCCTGCATTTTTAGCTCCACCCATTTTTGAAAACTTGTTTACAATTTTTTGCCGTTTAGCTTCGTTTAAATCGCCAATATATTGAACTATAATAGGGTCTTGTAAGCCGCTACTGTACTTTTCCTTTATGACCTCTCGCGCCATTTTTTCGCTGTTAATCGTATCACTTAAATATTTTTTAATCGACTTTCCTTCAACTCCATTCAATGCAAAGTTTTTAAAGTGTACAATTTCGTCACTTGTATACACCTCATCTCCGTACTTTGAATCGTGATAGTAGTAATACACTGCATTTTTCTTATCAAGGACACTGGTATCATCAATGATAATCTCCATATTTCTACTATCCAAAAGGTAAAGTGCTTTTATTTTTCCGCGAAGTGTACTTATAAGCCAGTACGCGTTACCGTACTCTAATCTCTGATATTCAGTAGACCATAAAAAATCGTGGGGTGTGATATATGGGTTCGGTCGATACTTTAATACTTTTGCAATATCGTCATCTATCTTCTCGACATTTCCGTCACTAGACATCTGCATGAGTTTAATCGGGAGTTTTGCAAGTGCGTTGCACCTTATCTGCATACACGCGTAGTAAGTAGCACTATTTAACATTGAACTGGAAATATCTCCAATCTTTCTTCCAAAAAACATCTCAAGTTCTTCTAGCGTTGGGTTCACACCAATAGTTTCAATTTCGTTTTTAAGTTGTTTATTTTTATCTCTTTTAAACAGGTTCATGTTTCACCCCCTCTCTACCACTCGTCATTATCTAGCCATTCATCAGTTAAAGTTTCGTCAAAAAACTCATGGTACAGCGCCAATTTAAATGCACACAGCAACGCATCCACAGGGTCAATTCTTTTCTTTGCTGCATCTTTATCAATTTTTATCAGTCCGTTACTCTGCTTAACAACTGCGTTACTCATAGCAAAGTTTAAAAGCGGATTACAAGTATATATCACATTCCCTTCATACACTTTTTCCCGAAATCCCGCTGTACTTTCGTTTAAAGAACGGTGCGATTGATATACCTCTTCCACCAGATAACCTTCATTGGATAAATCCATCATCATTTTGCTGGCATTCGCTGGGTCGAAACACAAACATTCTATTTTCCAGTTGTTTTTTTCGCATATATCTTTTACATATTGCATTACTGCACTCTGATCAACAATCTCTGTGTTTGTAACCGTTAAATAGCCATTTCTTTCCCACGCATCATATGGAACTTTGTCTTTTATGATTCTTTCTCTCAATTTTTCTTTGTTTGGGATAAAAGAATGCGAAAAACACACATAGTGAATCACCTTATTTCCGTTTTTATCAACTTTATCTGTTTGAATAGGAAAAACAAAAGCTACTGAGGTTAAATCTATTTTGGCAGACATATCAAAACCCACATAAACCGGTTGTCCATCCAGTTTATAGGGAATTTTTTTCACTTCGCATTTTTTCCATTTAGCCATATCCATATATCCGTTTTCTTGAGCTTGCACCCAAATATTCAGCACTTTTGTCAAGAACATAGTCATTTTTTCAGGAATTGATTTTGCTATATCATAAGCTTCTTGTATCTTCTTAATTCCGTCAGGATAGGTTGCGCGAATCGGATTAGCTTTCAACCATGTATTAAGATTTCCTATATCGTCATCTACCTCTGCTTCGCAAATATCCACAAAGTAACTTTCATTTGATACATCTACATCAGGATTCAAAATTTTTGAACAATATTCATACTCTTGTGTGTAACACGGATAAGTTAAATCAACGCCGGCCGTTGTAATAATCATAAGTAAGTTTTCTTTTGCATTAGCACCCAGTCCTAAGTCGTAAAATTCAGTTGTTGGCTGCTGATGATATTCATCCAGTACTAATACAGCTGGGTTAGTTCCATCACCTTTTTGTCCATCTTCTTTACTCAACGCTTTAATAAAACTGCCTGTTTTTTTGTGTTCAATAATATTTTTTGTGATTTTAAATTTTGCACGCAAAGGACTTCCTTTTAAAAGATTGTTACATTCATTAAAAATAATTTTAGACTGCTCTCTTTTTGTGCCAGCGGTATATGTTTCGTATATTTCGTTATTTCTGGATGCACCATATGAAATCTCATAAAGTAAAACACCTGCTTGCTCCTGTGATTTTGCGTTTTTTCTCCCCACTTCTTTAAAAGCTTGAGTAAACCGTTTATATCCTGTCTCCTTATGTCTCCATCCATAAAGCTGACATAACGAAAACTTTTGCCATGTAGTGAGTTGAATGTATTGTCCTGCCAATGTACCTTTGCTGTGTTTTAATAAAGAAAACCATTTTACAATCCTTTGCGCTTCTGCTTCATTCCACACAAAAGGAAAGCCCTTATCATCTTCTTGTTCTGATCGCGTTAAATCATTCAAAAATCTCTCGCAAGCCCAAATGTGTTTTACTCCATTTCTTTCAGGACTATTGATGCAGTCATGACAGTAGTAAATCAATTCATCTTTGATACTTTTAAATTGCTCCAAAAATATCCTCGATTCCTTGCTGGGTTTCTTCTGTTTTTTGACTACCTATTTTAAGTCTACTGTCAATAGTTAACCCGCACATTTTAGCATAATTCTTCATTTCATCAGAATACGTTTTTTGTATTGCGATTAACGGATTCTTACACGGAGAACCGTTCGCACCCATTACAACCATACCTGTTTGCATTAAATTATCAGTCGCATCCCTATACAGCGCATAAGCATTACAATAACAAGCTAAATTATTCAACTCCAAGTTATCCACAATATCAATTTCTTTTAGCAGCTTCACAATTCGCTTATACTCCGCTACTGCCACGGTATTTACCAGCCATGACGGAGGCTTTTCCAATTGGTCTTTGCTAACCTTTACCGCATTCTCGCTATTTTCTTTTTCTACCTGCTGCAATACCGTTAAATTTCCCTTTTGCAGTTTAAGAGGTTTCTTTGGTCTCGCCATTTTGTATCAACTCCTTAAACAACAACAAATAAAACTCATATAACCTCTTGCTATTTTCAAAATTAAATTGTTCGATTTTAGGATTTTCATTTAAATTTGAGCTGGTTTCTATCACGTAAAAATTATGTTTTGTTTTGGCAAGGATAATTTTACTGTGATTATTCGTATTCACGAGTTTCCATTTATTGGTTCTGCAAATTTCCGAAATATAACCGTAATAGTTATATTTTTCTTGCGATTGGTCACTTTCGGTCTGCAAGTTACTTGTGACTAAAAATACATTTTTTAACTTTCCTTCAAAAAAAGCATCATTTAATATATTGATTTGTTTCTTTCCGATTCTAAATGTACTGCAATATAAATCCTCGATATTTTCATTGTCTAAAATGAATTTTATAAGCGCGATACTGCTAAAACCACCTTTTCCGCTAATAATCTTGTATACTTCACTTTCACTTGGAGGTTTCATTAAAAGTTCTTTGATTTGCGATACCTCTTTTTTTATATTGAACGCAATAATTTCCTTGCTTCGGGATTTTTCCACGATAGCACAAATATCCAGTTGATTTACCTTATACTCTTGTCTTTTAAACATATCCACTATTTTTTGATTTACCATCACTTCACCCCGTTTTTAGAAATTCGCGTAAAGAAAGCTAGGCCTGCGGTTCTTCTCGCTTTACGTAAAACATTTTCATGTACCCCCTATACCCATTTCTTGCCTAAACCTTAAAACCAAGCCTTGCAGTGTAGAAATCACTCTTTTTTTATCTTCTTCACTCTTCCTCATAAGGTCATGCAAGGTTTGGTGGTTTGAATCTGTTAGGTATATCAAGTTGGTATCTTCTAATCTTCTATCCCAGTTATCCTTAAGTGGTACTATATGATGCATCGTTCTACCATAGCTAATAACATCATTGATATACAAGTCATATATATCAAGCTGATGATACACATCTATCATGTGCTCTCGCTTCCTTCTCCACTCTGCGGATAGGTAAAAGCTTTCTATCTTATTATCAACGTATATTTTTTCATGCTTGTACCTTTTCTTACTGCACTTACACTTAGTGCCGGTTGGCAATCTCTTACCACATCTGTCACATCTTTTGTATATAGGTACTGTAATCACCTCAATAAAAAAAGACCATGCATTAAGCACAGTCTTGTATTTGGACTAGCTGGCAAGGTCATGCCCTTGCTCGATACCACTACTGTGATATAACCAGCTATACATGTACCGGTCATCACCCAGACCGGCAAGGGATTCTTTGCAAAGATTATCGGGCAATAGTAGGAATCGAACCTACCCATACAAACGCTCCAGGCCTGCTGCTCTCACCAGTGAGCTATACTGCCACATACAGTCAGATTTTATTCCGACTGCTCTGCGCTTCCACAGCTTTTTTAATTTGCAGTTATAGCACTGCACTAGCTAGAAAATGTTTGGAGTGTCATACAATGAATGTTTATCAACC